ACCCAAACCAGAAACACCGGTGCTTATGGGCAAGCCAGTGGCGTTTGTGAGTGTTCCAGAAGAGGGTGTCCCAAGCGCCCCACCGTTGACTACAACAGCACCAGCAGAGCCGGTATTGACGGCCAAAGCAGTAGCAACCCCGGTGCCCAAGCCAGAAACACCGGTGCTTACGGGCAGACCGGTAGCATTTGTTAGCGTAACCGCTGAGGGCGTACCCAAGTTAGGCGTGGTAAGAGTGGGGCTTGTCGACAAAACAACCGAACCAGAACCCGTAGAAGTGGTCACGCCGGTGCCGCCGTTTGCCACGGGCAAAGTACCCGTAACTTGCGTAGTCAAGTCAACGTTGGAAAGCGCACCGCCAAGCGTCAGACTGCCGGAAGAAGTAACAGTCCCAGTCAGCGTAATACCGTTGACAGAACCCGTACCCCCAACAGAAGTAACTGTACCACCAGAGTTTGAAGCGGCAATCGTAATTGAGCCTACTCCGTTTGTGATGGTGATGTTTGACCCAGCAGTCAAAGTAGCTGGGGTATAACCCATGGAGTTGCCGATCAATAGCTGACCATTGATAGGCACCGTATTCAGCCCTGTGCCTCCATTTGCCACGGGCAAAGTGCCCGTAATATCAGCCGTGCTTATATCTATTTGATCCCACGAAGAGTTTGTACCATCAGATTTGAGGTACTTACCAGCTTGACCAGTTTGGCTGGGAGCCAGCGCATTAAATGCTGCAGTTGCTGTAATTTGCCCCGTGCCCCCAGAAGTAATTGGGATGGTGTTACCAAAAGACACCGAAGGGAAATAATTAACTGCGGAAACCACATCAGTGCCGTTTGACACCAATACAACTTTTGCTCCATTGGGGATGGCCACACCAGCCTGACCATTCACTTTTACCGTAACAACATACCCCCCAGTAGTGTTGTTATAAATAAAATACAGCTTCTTGTTGGCGGGCACCTCGACAGTACGTGTGGCAGTTATCGCCCCGGTAAGTTCTATCGCCATGTTTCGGGCAACGCCAGAAACGCCGTCGGGAATAGTCAATACCGTGGGCGTCGGCACATCTACTACTGTCTGTGTTACGTAGCCCGAAATGGCTTGCTCGATCAAAGTACCGAGGTTGTTATTTGTTGTAACACCCCAAGTCCCGTCTTGTTCACCAGAACCAATCAGTTCAATGGCAAGGTTTGTGGAATAAGTGCTTGACATGTCTGTTCCTCAAGTTGTTACTGGAGCCCAATTAGCTGCTTCTGTGGTGTCTACATCGCCCCAAGTTGGTGTTTGGCCGTTAGAAACGTCCTGCCAATTTGGTGTTTGTTGGTCACTGACTGCTTGCCACGCCGGGGTCTGTCCGTCGCTTACATTTTGCCAGTTTGGTATCTGATTGTCATCAATTGCAGTCCAAGCCAGCCGTTGACCCACATAGTCTACGGCAGTAGCAGTTTGGATGATTCGACACAAAAGATTGTGGTACGGATAAAACGTATCCGTCGAAATGGCTATTTCTGAAATTGCTGCCTGAAGTGCAACTTTTGATGCTGTGGTGTCTTGTGCGTAAGCAACCTCATCAAGGAACACTCGGAGACTACGAGTAACGACGTCCTGCGCCGAAACCGACTCATCGACAAATCCTTGATACAAACGCTTGGCGCTGACTGTGTCAGAAACAAAGCCATTTTCATTAATTTGTGTGGACGCTTGGAAGCGTGCAGCTTCCGTAGTTGAAGCTTGGGCGCTATCTGTCACCAAACATTTGAAATTAATCTGGGACGATGTTTGGGTTAGAGCCGATACAGTTTCAGACACAGCGCGGCTGTACCGAACAATGGCTGCAATTGCATCTGCTGCCGTGGCGTTTTCTTGTACATCGGCAAAACGAAGCGTGTTACCCACTTCAGAGTCTGCCCCAGTTACGGCTTCAGAAACAGCCGCAAAAGTGGTAAATTTTGCGTTGAAGCGATCAGATGCCCGGGCAGTTTGTATGATATTGGATCTAAAGGTTGCTCGGGCGCTTTCGGTCTCGGCCCCTGTTGCGCTCTCAATTACCTGTGGTTTAAAGTTTGCGCGGGCGCTAACAGTGTCCGATACAGATACGCTAGTGCTTATATCAGTGATGTAGAGCAAACCTGCAAAGTTATATTCAAACATTGAAACAGAATCAATGACACTTCCTTGCAGTAAAAACTTAGCCGCAAATGTGTCAGAGACGGTTATAGTTTCATCAAGGCTTGCTAAATAATTTGGCAATACTGCCGTAACACCGGTTATTTGAGCAGTTTCAACAATCGTCCTTGGCACAATTCTGGCCGGAACTATGGAGTCACTGCCAGTGGCAGTTTCTGACACAGCGGTGGGATACACCACGATTGCAGACGGCAGGTCAGTAGCAATCCCGTTTTCGATAACACCAGCCAGAGAGTTGGCTGCTGCGGAAATAGCGTCTGCGCCGCTACCACTTTCGCTGACAGTGCAAAAAGCAATAATGTTGGTGTTTAGCCGTTCGGTTGCTAGCGCATCGTCAAGAGTATAGGCGAGGAATTGGGAAGCGGAAGTAACGCTGTCGGCAATGGATGCGGTTTCGCTTAGGCTTCTAAATGTAGTAAGCCGCGAGGTAATGGAATCCTCACCTTTAGTGCTTTGTATAATGTTTGATTCAAGGAAAAGCCCCCCTGTAGCGGCTTCTTGCGCGTTAGCGGTCTCTTCCACATTCCCATAAGGTACCGTAGACCCGTCTATGGTTTCCGCACCTTGTACTAGCTCTGACACATTTGTATTTAGAGTAGGTAGTGAAGACGTTGTGTCAGTCGCCCCTGCGCTGTCTGTAGTAAAAGCAAATACCGGAGCGCTCCCCACTATAGAATCGGTTGCATGCGCTGTCTCTTCCATGAATATCTGTTGATACCCTTGGCAAAATATTTCGGCACTTGCCTGCACATTTTCAGAAATATCCCGTACATAGTACGCCGGAGTTGCCACTTGCTCCGTTGCAGTGGCGCCTTGTTCAATGAGTGTTGCGAATGTCTCTCTAGCGCTTGAACTATCCGTAGCAGTAGCTGATTCATCTACACTACGCGCAATTTGTTGCGTGCTACTGATGGTGTCAAGTGTTGTTACCCCCTCAATAATGTCGACAAAATAAGTTAACTTACCGGCCACAGTGTCAGAAATACTGACGTTGGCAGAAAGAGCCGCATTAAATAATGCTCTTGCGTCTATCGTTTCGCTGGCCAGAATTGTTTCACTAATGGAGTTGGGGATTCTCTTAATTGCTGATGTCGAGTCTGAACCGGTAACAGATTCAGATATATTTGTTAGATAGTTTGGGGTTGCCGCTACGCTATCAGAGGCAGTAGCCGTCTCCAATAACGTCGACTTACGCAAAATACCGGCAACATTAGTTTCTGAGGCGGTTACAGTTTCTGAAATAGTAGATAACAGCGGCTGAATCTCGTCAGCCGAACTGAACATTGTCCCAGCGTAAGGTGTAAAGCCCAGCATGGTTTAGGCCCACCCACCAATGTTGAGGTCTGAAGTGCCGGATATGGGGCCAAGAGGGCTAAACTTTTGCACCAACCCGTTCGATGTTGTCCAAGTTCCCGTATTTGAACCAAATGCGACCCCGGACGGATAAAACAAAAATTTAATGGTTCCGCCAACAGTCACTCTAATAGTTCCATTTACAAAATAGCCTCTTGATTGCGCCGTAGTACCCATTGCAGCGGACGTGGTAAGCAGCGCTGAATTGCTGGTAGCTGTAGGGTCAATGATACAAAACCCATCTGCGGTCGTATCCATATAGGTTTGCGTGCTACCAGCAACTTGACCAGATGCTCCAGCATAACAACAGGTAAAAGTTGCCCCTCCGCTACCAACCAAATGAACCTGCATTACAGGTGAAACCGCCGCTGCGCCTTTGTTATAAGGTATGTTTACTTCAAAATAATACAGAGTGTTGGCAATTACCGTGAACGCCGCGCCGTTAGAAAAATCAGTAAGGCCCAAAGTTGCGGAGGCAGAACTAGCCCCAAAAGGAGTCAAAATATCCACAAATGGTGACTCGATCAAGCCATCGTTTGCCCCAACAAGACCAGACCGCAAATACCCATCACCGTCTTGATAGATTGCTCGACCAGCAGATGTATCACAAAATACATCTTTTGTGCCTACACTGAAATTAACTGCGCTTCCGCTGTTGCTAGAAGCTATTATTGTGTCTCTTGAAAGGGTTGTTCCCAAAGAAGTATATGTGCCAAGCCCCAATTCCCATTCGGATAACGTTTGATGGACGATTGCGTAATAGGTTGTATTTCCGTTACCAATTGAAGAAAAAGACTGAAATCCAGAACTTGCACCCAAAAGAGTAACCGTCCCCGTACCGTTAGTGGCCGTGGTTTCAAGGACTCGGTTACGGATTACAAGTGGCATATCTAGACCTATAAATACTCATCAACTTTGGCTATTCTTACATAGGAACCCGGTAACAGACTAAAGGCCGTCGACGAAAGGCTGTTCTGCACAACAGGCGTAAAATTACCGGCTGTTGATGACGTTGAAAATTGTCCAGACCCCCAAATACCGTGCGTCTGGTTTGTTTGCGCAGAACTAAAACCAATCAACTGAAGCGTGGTCGTTTGAAACACTTGATTTACAAAATTAAAAGTGTTTGCACTATTAAAATAGTTTGGCGACGTTGTATTGTATCCACCTACGCCGCCGTAAGAGATTGTCGATCCGGTGGCCGTTGTATTGAACCCAAGTCTAATTCCGTATGATGTTGCACCCGCAGTTTTGTTAAACAGGTAACAAAAATCAAAAATGTAAAACGAGTTTGCCGCTACGGGGTAGCTAGGCGTGGCCGTAAAAACGTTTTGTATGGCTGTACTTGCAAGATACGTTATGGTTGAGGTGTTGGCAACCACAGCATACTGCATGGCAAGGCCGGGGGTCGATTGCCCAACAATAGTGTTTGGGAGCAAGCTGCTATTGTTTGTTGCGGATCTAGTGGCTGGGACAGAGCAAAACACATCTTTGGTTCCAGCGCTGAAATTAACCGCACTGCCACTGTTGCTGGAAGATATGATGGTTGTTCTTGCTAACGTTGACCCGCTGGTTGTGTATGTACCAACCCCAGTTTCCCACTCAGTTGCGGACTGGTGAACTATTGCATAGTACGTTGTGTTTGCGTTCCCAATTGCAGACGCAAATGATTGAAACCCAGACACCGCACCGTCGAGCGTAAATGTGCCCGTGCCAGTTGTTGTGGACGTCTCTTTCACCCTGTCGGCAATAACGAACGCCATTATGCCCACCCCCCGATGTTGATGTTACCACCTGTCGATGAGCCTATGGGTGTGATTTTGAAATACGAACCGGCTCGTAACGACCAAGATTGGCCGGGGGAAACGTTGATGTTTAACTGCGGTGTGAACGTACCACCTGCGTTAATTAAGACGCCTCCCCTAGCAATAATGCCGGTTGTGTTTTGGGTGGTGTAGCCAGCGCGAATTTGTTGAATTGCGGTCTGCCCAGAACCAAAAACGCATGGCCCCGCATCATAAGCAGACCCAATCCCAGCACCTTGCGCCAAACTATAACCAGAAAACTGAATGCTTGTTATAGTTGCGGTACCACCCCACGCCAAAGAAATTGTGTGGGATGTTGATGTTGCCGGTTTGGTGAGCAGGTAATACAACTCAAATATGTAGAACGTCGATGCTTTGAGTGTGATTGAAGGTGTTGACGTAAACACAGCGAATGAACCCGTTTGGTTAGACGGGTATGTAACGCTTGCTCCGTTAGAGATTATGTAATATGCGGGCAACAAATTAGGAGACGCCTGCCCCCTAAAAGCGTACCCGTTTGCGTCCTCAATTGCTAAATTTGAGTCGTTTGTAGGGCCCGGAGCGGCCTGAACGCAGAATACCTTTTTGGTTCCCGCGCTAAAGTTCACAGCAGCGTTGCTGTTACTCGACGCAATTACTGTTGTTCTGGCAAGCGTTGTGCCGCTGGAGGTGTAAGTACCAAGACCGACCTCCCATTCGTTTAGTCTTGTATGGACAACTGCGTAATATGTGGTGTTTGCGTTGCCAATCGCGGCAAAAGACTGAGAGCCCGAAACAGCACCGGCCAGTGTTAGTGTGCCGGTGCCTGTTGTCGTTGTAGTCTCTTGTACACGGTCGGCAACGACGAACGCCATTTACGCCTCGGTCAGAGCGTCTTCCGCAAACCAGCGCTGTTGAATTTGGCCATCAGCGTCCGTCCACTCAATCAAGTAGAAAAACTGGCCATCTTCATCCATGCGCAACGCAAGAACAGGCCCGCTAGGAACAACTGCACGAGTCTTGACGTTAGTGCCTTTGCTAAATTTCGTTGCCATTTGATGCTCCTATTAAGCGGTCAGGTTGAAGGTGTAGGTGACGGTCAGAATGTCGCCGTTCACAACGTCACGATCACCGGGCGCTTGAAAATCAGCGGCTGAGAACAAAATGCCGGTGGTGCCACCCTTGGTGCTGTTGTTGGTCAAAAACGCCCCGGCAATCTTCACTGATGCGTTCATGTTAAAAGTCGCGGGAGACAGCGTGTTGGAAATGACAGACGGGTTAGCGCTGGTGGCGGAACCAAAGCTGCAGCCCGGGCGAGTGGCGTTACTGTACGATACAGATTCAGTCCAACCAGCATGGGACGACATTGTGTCAGTCGCCGCAAAATTAGTAGATGAAGCAGGGCCAATAATCAAACCCAAATACCAAGCTGCAGTGTAAGAACTGCCGTTAAAGTATTGGGTGTTCATGTCTTGCAACCCGACGTTTACAACCAAATTGGGAAACTCTTCTTCCCACTTTAAGTTGCCGTCTTTATCGTAACAAGCCATTTTATAAACGCCTTGTGCGCGGGTGCTTTCCGTTGACCCACGAACAGCTTGAACAAGGCCATGCGCGGTTTCTGAAGCTTTGGAAGTTTCTACTGACATGATTACTCCTTAGTTTGAACTGCGAATTAACGCAGAAGTGGCGGTGTTTGTCGGCATCACAACGGTAAAGTTGGATGAGGTTTTGTCAGAGCCAAAATCCAGCACCGCGATGGATTTATTACTCTTTGACGCATTGTATATTAAGGCACATCGCGCAGTCACGTTTGCACTGAACTGCACATTGTTAAAGTTAACATACGCGGTGTACCCAGAGGTGTTGATCGTAACGCCAGTCAGCACCACGCCCCCAGCAGCATAGCCACCACCAGACACTTCATTGCTCGTCGTGTACTGAGTGGTGTCAGCGTTCAAGTTAGCGTTGCCCGTGTAGAGCGCCATCTTGAGCGTATCAGTGGTCAGGTTATGAACCGCCTGATACAACTCGGCCTTGAAGCTGGTGGTCTGTGTTTGTACGATGCTCACGATACAGCAACCCTAACTTGGCCGTCACGATACGCATCCATACGCTGCTTGCCGTCGCCCAGATTCTTGAGCAGAGCAATTGCTTGAACATAGCGATCGTTGTAGAGCTTGATCAGGTCAGGTTCACCCTTCATGTAGGTGAGCGCCTCCCACAACGAACCATTCAACAACGCAGAGTCAAAATTGTCACCAAGCCACGAAGATCCGGCTGAGACGATCGACGCGGGATAGTAGTAATAGTGAAGCTCCGCAGCATAAGAAGTGTCTGGGGTAGGCCCAAGAATGAAAGTCAGTTCATTGGGGTTAGTGCTATTTGGGCCAAAAATAGCGTAGTGCTTGGGAGCACCCTGAGTGCTTGGGTTGGGGTAAGCCTCCCGCATGAAGTTCACGTCTTTATTCAGCAAATACGTGTAGCTACCACCGTTTGCCGGGTATATAGCGAGGCTGTACGCAGACAAAAAATCCAAAGGGCACGACAAGTATTGGTTGCCTTGAGTCAGAACGCCAGTAACGTTCTTGCGCAGGTTGGCAAGTTGCACCGTGTTGTAGATGCGTTGCTCAGCCTGCTTGATGAACGTATCAATAATGTCAGGGTTTGTGGAATAGTCAAAGCTATTCTCAGCGTAGTCCTGAATTGCAGTGACGAGTTCTGAATAAAGCATAAGTACCTCAGGCCATGGGGCCGCGAGCAATACGCCCTTTAGTTGCCGCTCCGTTGCCACGAGTCTCAATACCCGTAGTTTTAGCAGCAGGGTAGTTGCCTTTGCTGAGCCCGCCAACAGATGGATTCATTTCATTGATGCGACTAGCGCCAGTCTGCACAGGCAGAACGGTAGCGGCATCGACTTTTTTACCTTGCATTGTGTGCGGCTCGGCGTAAACGCCAGCGTCACCCACTTCTTTGCCCATCATTTTTGCGCTGTATTTGGCCATATTAGCCTCCGCGTTGGTTCATGGCACGAGCCATGTTGCGGCCATACTTGCGCATGGCTTCGCCGGTCACGCCGCCTTTGGCCATCTTCTTGCCATGCATGCGCTTCTCGTGTGCTTTCACTTCTTTGTCGGCGATTGCCTTAACCTGTTTCTTGTCCATTTCTGGCTCCTTTAAGATACCGATACTGTACCAACACTTGTCGTTCCCACCAAGTAGTTTGGGGTCAAACCCGTGTCAAAAAAACTTGCCCCACCCACCGGGTTCCAACCCCACTGGATGTCCCGGGAACCGCCAGCGGAGAATCCGTTGACGTCCACTCCAGACGTTACATAGGTAGTATCCTTCCTTGGTTCCCGCACGGCTTGCGGGTCATCTACGGGGTACATACCTAACTGCAACTGGGGATGGTCGGGATCCCAGCACTCTTCGCATACCTTGAGCTGGTACAACTTGGTCTTGATGACCTCGTACTTTAGCTTTTTGAGCTTGAATTGCTGCCCGCAGCGGTCGCACATGGCGATACTGAACTTGCCGGACGCAAAACGATTGCCCATTAAGGCGTGCCCCCACCAATGAACTGCTGACGAGGCACAAACCGAACTGCGGCTTTCTCTCGGTCTTCGCCAGCGGCCAGCTCAAACTGCTCCATGTAGGCCATCTTGAGCATTTCAACACGCTGCATCAACTCAGGCACTTTCATGGCAATGTGGTACGCCAAACCTGCCGTAACAGCGGGCAGGAAGCGGAAATTCATGTCGGCAATCTCAGCACCAGCCCCAGCATCCTGCACTCGGCGCATGCGCCAGTAAGCAAACGTATATGTCGTGGTGTTGTCCGGAGTTGGCCAAACTGTGATGGCGGGGAGCTGATTCCAATACACGGGGGTGTTGGACGCATGTGACGCAACGGTTGTGCCATTCTGAGCCCGAACACAGCCATTCAGGGTATTCCCTGAGATATATTGGTAAAAAATGGTTTCAATACCAAGATTTATGTACCCAAATGCGGGTAAACCCTCGGTAGAAGACAAGGTGATTGTGGTGTCAGAAGTGCCAATCGAGACCGCCAAAGTGGCCCCAGTGGGGTTCACATTGCCCGAATAGCGCTGAATCCAGACCTGAATCGGTCGGCCTTGAGCTAATTTGTTAGGGATCGTAGCGTACGTAGAAACACTAATACGCGTGATGTTTAGATCTGCCTGCGTAGACGCTGTGTTTGCGCCCGTACGTATAACATGCTCAAGCAAATCGATGGTGTCGGTCGGCAGTGGGTAGGTGTTCAAGCCAGCTTGCAACGTGATTGTGCCCGGCTCAATCGTCCACATGTTGATGCCACGGTTCGCCCACTCAATGGTCATCAAGTTCATGGAACGACGAGCAGTACGCAGGTCGTAACCAGAACGCATTTCACGGCCAGCACGCTCCCACGCTTCCTCGGCTATTTCCGTGAAGTCAAGGTTGAAGAGTGCTGTACCGGTAGTATTTGCCATTTACTTGCCCTTTGCGGCTCTCATGTTGTCAATGAGGTTTGGGTACGGACGACCAGCGGCTTTTGCCGCAGCTTTGGCACTTGCTTTCTTGGCGGGGCTAAGTTTTTTGTGTTTCTTAGCCGGATTGGGGGTATCCCAAACTTCTCCGCCTTCGGCAAACTGATCAAAATCAGTGTCATCCCGGCGGGCTTTACGCTTCGCCTTGGGCATTTTGCTGGGCATTACAGCGCCCATACCACGGCTGGCCATCATTTTTTGGCCATTCCACCACCGCACATGACGATGGTTCCACGAGTTTTACCCCGTTGGGCGATGCCGTCGGCGCGTTTGGAAGCAGTCATACCGCCCTTGGCGTAACGGTCGGGAGACGGCATGATTTGGTTGTAGGTAGCCCCTGCAGACTCGCTAGCAGCAGCGTCCTTGACCTCTTGCAAATCCTGTTCACGACGTTTGCGCTCTTCAGGCGTCACAACATCTTCCAAAGTCGTCCCGGGACGCCGGGGTTTGTACCGGCGTTTCATTTCCTCTTTGGACATCATATTGGGCATGTTGGCTCCTTAGCAGGCTTTGCCGCCTTTTTTCATGCCTTTGTTACCGGGCATGACGATTTGTTTGCCTTTGGTGTGGCCTTTGGAGACAATGCCGTCGCGGCTGGGGGCAGCCGTACGCACTTTGCCCATGGCGCTGGGCTTCACAGAACCGCCTTTTTTCATAGCTTTCATTTCAGATTCCTCATGTTTGATCATGGACTTGGGGGCACCTTTAGCTTTCATGAAGCCAACTTCTTTCTTCACCATCGCTTTAGATTCTTTCATCTCTCCACCTTTTGCAAATTTTTGGCCTTTATCGGCCTCTACGTATTCCTTGCCAACCTTTTGTGGGATGCCAAGGCGCTTTGCTGCGGCGGGATCATGAGCGACCATCGCCATCAGATTGTGTTGTTTTTTGCTAGTTGAGGGCACTTCTCTGTTCCTTCATGAAGTCATCGATCTTCTTTTCTAGCCGATCCAACCTGTCCAACACTCGGTTGATGTCGGTGTGGACTTCCTGTTTGGTCACATACTCCTTGGCGATTTCCTCGCGCGTTCGGTTGAGGAGTATCTGCACCCTTAGAAGTTCCGCAGACTTCTCTCTCAAGCTCCATCCGAGAAGCCCAAGAAATGTAGTCAGCAAGGCGTTCCATATCATCAGTTCCATTTCAGATCATCCGACCCTTTGTTTTACCACGTTGGGCAATTCCATCAGCACGTCTGGAAGCAGATGCCACTTTGCCACCCTTTTTCATTGTTGGGTTACTCCTATTTGGAGGAACGGGGTTAGGAGGCGCAACGGGTGGCCTATACGGAGTAATTTGATCCGGCGCAACAGGTGGTTTTGAAGGAGGAACGGGGTTAGGAGGCGCAACGGGTGGCCTCAACGGAGTAATCTGATCCGGCGCAACAGGCCGTTTTGCTGGAGTTTTTGCGCGTATCATCTTAATTCCTCAACAGTTCCATGCTCTCAAAGACTTGTTGATGCGTGAATCCGGATCTTTTTTGGCTTTTTCACCAGTCAGCTTGGACTTCATCCCTTCCATACGAGCGCAGAAGGACGCACGGCGTCCGGCGTCTTTCTTTGTCTTTGGGTTGGGAGCAGGGGGCTTTAAGTTCATCCCCTGCTTTTTGGCAGAGGCGCGGCCCTTGGCGTTCAGTCCGCCTTTGGGGTTCTTGCCTTCTGCTCGTTGCCATGCTGGTGACTTAGCCATAAAACACCGTTACCTTTGCGTTGCTCAACGTAGCGTAGACGTCTGTAGCAAACAGAACGCCAGAAGCAGGGATCAGCGCATTGAAAGTTTCGCCTCCAGCGGTGGTATTGATCGTCAGCACCGTGGTACCGCTAGAACCGCCATTTTTTAGCACGACAGAACCAGCGCTACCACCGGGCTCAATGATCAAGCCACGCACCCGGGTGCGATCTCCATAGACCGTGCCCGAGGCTGCCAAAGATGCGGCTTTAACGTCTGTTTGAATGGACATAGCGTCCTCCTATTTAGACGTTTTGCTGACCAACCAGAGGATCAACAACGAAGTAGGTGATGTAGCCACCAATGGTGCCACCGCCGCCAGTGTTGTCGGCAGAGGTCACATAAGCCAGCTCAGTGGTGGGGGTGCCAGTAACAGCAGCGCCAACACCAATTGTGGCCACGGAGCTCACGGCCAAGCCAGAAGCAAGGGCAGCAGGAGCCGCAGTTCCGCTGTTGTAGCCAGTGGTGCCCAAGTCAATGGTGCCGGTGCCAGTGTTGGTGACAACAACAGACAAGACGACTGCGCCAGCGGGAAGAACCAAAGCGGGAGCGCCAGAAGCGGAAGAAACTTTGACGTTGCCAGAAGCAGAACCGTCAGCGATGTAGAAGTTAGCAGCCATGACGCCAGAGCCACAATATGCGGTGCGAGTTTGATCACCGCCGCCCGAACGCCAAATGCTTTGGGTAGTAGAGAGAGCCATTTGAATTGTCCTTCGTACAAAGATCAGCGTGTCAGTTGTGTACGCATCTGCCGGATCAGTCTGACACACCGGGGTTTCCGGTTTGAAGCAATATACCCCAAAAGAAAAGGGGGCGCAAGGCCCCCTTCTCGATTAGGCTCCGGGGGAGCCGTAGACGCCCAGCGGATCCGAGACGCCGAAGCTGTAACGCTCACGGGCCTTGTAACGGACGTTGCCGGTGTCAAAGTCGCCGTCCATGCCGGTCGACATCGGGGTACGCACAAAGTGCTTCAGACCGTTGGGAACGTCGGTGGTCAGGAACCATGCGTTCGGGTCGGTCAAGAAGTGGTTAATGGTAAAGCCCTCGGGGACAGAACCATTGTTCTTCAGTGCGTTGATGTCGTTGTCATTGGTACCGACACGGAGTTCGGTTTCCAACAGACGGGTGGCCACGAACTGCAGTGCCGGGGGCACAATCAGTTTGCGGGGCTTGGCAGCGATCAGCAGACCACGTTCGTCCGTCCACGCAGCGATCTGAATCACGGCGTTTTCCAACGAAGTTTCGTTCAGGTCAGCAGCCACAGCGGGGGTGTTGCTGTTAACACCGCCACTGATCAGGGGGTGCTGGGTGCTGAACAGGGTCTGACCGTCACCGTAGGTGGGGCCACCAGCGAAACCGCTATTCAGAATAGCGGCGGCTTTGACCTGCTTGGTGTAGGCCATCGCACGAGCCAGAGCCTTGGTGTAGCGGCTAGACAACGAGTCGTACAGGTTATCTTCGATCGCCTCTTCGGTGATCGAGAAGCCCATAGCGATGGTCTCGTGTGTATAGCGAGCTGTCCAAGCTTCTTGCGCGTTGTCGTACTGGATCGCACTGCCTTCGTTCTTCACCGGAGCGGCGGAGAAGCCAGACAGCTTGGTTTCCTCTTCGAACGAACGCTCGGAAGTCTCGGTCTCGTAGATTTCCTTGTGTTCCTCGCCGTAGCGAGCATACTCCAAACCAAACAGGGCGTTCAAGCCGGGCAGGAGTTCTTTCAGTAGTTGGGCACGAGAAATTGCCATGATTTAACTCCTTAAACCCCAGTGGTGTTGTTGTATGTATGGGTGTTGATCTTGACGACCATTTCCACATACGCGTCTGAGCCGGTGGCCGTGGCAGGAATGACGTCCACAATACGAATAGGCAGAGTATTCGTAGTTGCAGTGGTGTCGTCGATAGCCTGAG